CCAACCAGGTCTAGCCCAAAGACATAAGCGTTTACAATTGTTACTTTTTGCAAACTTCGTTATTATATCAACAAATTGATCCTCCCATAAGTCCCTTCTTTTACCAGTACATATGACAATCTCTAGTTGACTAAAATTAGGCATTTCCGATACTCTAGTAATACCTACCCCAAAAACTTTATTCTCTTCCATTTCATCTGAACCAAACATAATAAAACATTGCATCAAATCTTTTTTTAAATAGTCATAAATATGTTTTGAATTTGCATACTGACCAGAATATTTTAATGCCTCAGCAACCATAAATTCTGTCAAGGGCCAAAATCTCTCGACATCTTTAGGTTCAACAGATACTACATTTACTAATGGTTTAATTTTTTTCTTTGTTTGCTTCATTATTATCCTTAATTAAATCAAACACTCTTTTATATTTCTTTTGTTGGTCGTAAAAATATTGAGCACCTTTTTCTCTCATATCTTTCATGCTATTCGGATTTGCCCCAGCAATGATTCCAGCACCTAATACACCATCTGCACGTGTCACAAATTCTCCATCTGCTAATTGTGCTAACATTGTATCTTCATCTTTATCTCCGACACCCGCACCATCTTCAACATATCCAGAAGCTCTAACATAATTGTTTGCATCGTTTTCATCATGAGAAACTTTTGATGGAAGATAGTTAATACCACCTTCATTAAATTTTTTTATTTCAGCTAAGCCACCTGTTTTTAATCTTGTTCTTGCAATTTCGTAAGGACCCATTCTCTCAACATCATCAGGTCTATTTGCTTCAGGTATATAAACTTTTTCATATTTTTTCTCTTCTCCAGTAGTTGGATCAATATATGAATAACCAGGCGAGTTCTCTGCAAATTCAGCATAACCTAAATTGTAAGTTGGTTGGAACTGATCTATGGGTTGTTGTTTAAATGCTCCAGATAAATAAGCTAAACTTCCTGCTGCTATACCTGCTTTTGTAGGATCAAATTCATACTCTCCTGTAAATTCTCCATCTACCATTCTTTTTCTTTGGAGAAGTTTTTGAAGCATGTTTCTTTTATCCGGTTCTCCATCAATCATAGCATCTTTAGCATTCATAAAAGGTACTTTATTCATTCCAGGTAATGAAGTGAATGGAGTAAAATTACTGTAAGCTGTTTGCATGCCTGGTAAACCTAATTTAGATCCTCCTGCTAAAACACCTTTACCACCATAATAACCCATAGCTGCTCCGGTAACTCCTCCAAGTAATCTTTGGATTCCCGAACCACCTGCATCTTTACTTGATTTATATCCTTTGTAACCACCGTAAGCGGCTAGTGCATAGGGTAAGAATTGTAGCATTAAATATATTCTCCTTTTAAGATCTTAAGTATGAAATAATACCATTTTACTTAGCGAGTTTCAACTCATCGAGAAAACAACCTTCGTATTGGTGTTCTCCTACATGTATAATAGGGTCATTGACATAGACGTAACATTTACCACCAATGTCCTTCCAAAGCTTACAGAATGAGAAATCTTCACCTAAGTAAGTCTTAGTTTCAGGGTCATGTATACAATCAAAAAAGTTCCATAGATTAGGTCTATCTACATACTCACCATTTATTACAGTCTTTTGTACTATATTTTTATCTGGATATTTTTCTATCATCTTATCAAATACGCTTCTGTTGATCATCATACATCCTGTAGGACTATGTGTAACTTCCATAACACCATTATCTAGTTTTATATTATCAGGGTTCTCTACTTTCATAGGGTAAGTATTTAACCATCTATGTATATCTCCAGGATTTTTAACTTGACCGTCATTCCATTTTTTATAAAGCTTATCCCACATCATTGTTTTAAGAGGATAAGGTATAGAGATTAATTCTTTATCTAGATCTAGCATTTTAATAATAGAGTCTGCTCTAAAATATATGTCTGAATCTACAAATAACATGTGTGTACAACTAGACTCTAAAAAAGCTGAAGTACATAAGTTTCTTCCTTGTGTTACTAAAGATGATTTTAATAAAGTAAATGTTATTTTAATTCCTTTTTTAATACAAAGTTGTTGTAATTCTAAAAGAGCTTGGGTGTAATGCATAGTCACATCACTATGACAAGGCGTGCAAATCATAATACTATATTTTGATTTTGCTACTTTCTTTGTTTCTTTTTGTCCGGTGTCCGGTTTCCACATAGGAAGAGTAGCTTTTTCGTATGGGGTTATCTCAACTTCTTTAAGTGTTTGGTAAGTATCCTCATTTACTGTTTCTTTCATTCAAAGCTCCTTTCAGAAAGTTTGTCCACTCAATACCTCTTTTTTCCCAATTATAAAATCTTTTATAAAACTTTTGTTGTTCCTCCAGGTGGTCTTGCATAAAACCCTCGTGCAAATAATCAGCAGCTATTTTAATTGCTCCGGCAGTATCTTGTGCCATTTGTTCATAATTTGTTGAGTAATTAACGTATACAGGCCACTCTGCACATGTTTCATACAAAGCTCCAAAATTATTGGTAATGACATGTACACCAGAAGCTAATGCTTCAAGTGCCGATGCACAGGATGTTTCTTCAAATATAGATGGATATACAAACATATCATAGCTAGGCATTACTTCTCTAATATATTCATTTGGTTTATAACCAATGTAGTTTACATTTGGTAATTTTTTAGCTTGTTCATATAGTGCTTCAAAATCTTTTTCAGTGTTCTTTTCAAATTCAGATCCGTAAACTTTACATGAACTGTAAACATCTAATTTTATATTAGGGTTTTCAATTTCTTGCATAGCACGTAATAATACATTTAAACCTCTCCAAGGTGTGCAATGATGTATAAGTTTTATAGGACTTCCTCTTTTGTATTTCTTTCTTATTGGGAAATCATCTATACCATTTTTTATTACTACAGATTTTTCTGTTGGGATATCGAAAGCATATCTAAATTTTTCATAGTTCCAATGACTATTGAATACATACCAATCATACTCTTTATGTCTCTCTTTATCTCTAAAAAATTTTTGTAGGTTAGGTTGATCCCAAGAATTTTTTTGCCAGAGAATATTAAGTTTATTTGGGTCTATTGGTACTTTACCCGGTATTGATGTACAAATTTGTACTTGATCTAGTAACTCTTTGGAAACATGCTTATGGAGCATCTCCATTTGGATTTCTGTTGCTCCTCGAGGTTGCATTATTCTTTTGTGGCAGCTCCCATAGTAACTTTAGTAACTTTAATTTCAAGGTCTTGTCTAAAGTCATCCACAGTAGTATCAGTATTGGGATCAGCAACATCAGCATCAAAATCATCTTTACTAGCATATACTTTACCAGTCCTTTTATGTTTAACAATTTCTTTTGCTTCAGCTGGTAGTTTTATTATATCACTCATTTTTGTCTCCGTCCTTGTCTATTGTATTTTTTATTGTGTTGCAACTTCTTTTTTTTGTTTGGGCTCTTCACGTGTTTTCTAGGTCTTTTCCTAGGTTTATCTCTTTCTACAAAATCTTTAAATTTTCTAGCCATTTTCTTGAGATCTATCTATAAGCGCATAACTTACAATACCTGTAATTTCATTAGCTGATCCTGCCTGCATGGATAAAACATCACTAGCTTCTAAGTTCAAAGAACTCTTAACCATATTTACAGTTGCTTTATTCAATTCTTCATAAGAAATTTTTACAGCTGAACCTCCTGATTTAGTTACTAGAGCATGAGTGTCTACATTACTAGCAGTATCGTGAACAGCTTGTAAACTTTTAACTATAATTGTTGCATCACTGGGACACGTTAATATAGGAGTAACGTCTGTTGTTGTTAAATCAAATGTTTCACTTTTATATCTAATTGTCATTGCATAAAGTAATTAAACGAATCTTGTTCGTTTTTCAAGTCCTGTTGATAAGAAGTATTTAATTGGTTTTCAACAGTGGCCAGTGCCTGGTTTATTTGTCTAAAACCTTCTGTTGTATATTCTTGTGGTGGTTCAGGTACATATACGTTAATCTTAGCCATGTAACGCTGCTCCTCTCTCAGAAGAATCAAACCCACCTTTAGATGAAGTGCTTGGTGCACTTTGGTTTGCTCCTCCAGGTCTATCTCCTCTTCCTCTATCTCCTGTAGAAGGCCCTTGATTATCTAATCTTTGTTGAATTTGTTGAATTTGATTTCTACGTTGATCTGATATTATTTGTTTTTGCATTCTTTTGTTTTGTAAATAATTTGATATTAATCCTGATCTACCGACTAAGGAACTAATACCAATTAAAGGATTTATTGAAGTTCCTAACATAGTTGATCCCAAAGATTCTAATCCAATTTTTTCGCCAATTTTATTTAAAGCAATATTTTTAAGTATATTACCACCAACAGTTCTAAAATCTGGTAAATTCATACCTTCATCTACTAAAGGAGCTATACCTGAAGGTTGTAATTGTTCACCTGGTACTAATAAATCGGGTTCCATTATCTTCTACCATCTGGGGTTACATCAGCTCTGAAAGTTCCAAATCTCCATGTTTCATCAACTGCTGTGTTTTGTATTTTTAAATTTGCCAATCGTCCTCTAGCTCTTGTATCAATTTTATCTGTTGTAGAGTTTATAGTAAAAGGTCCTAATTGTGAAGAAGTTCCAGAGTCAATAGGAAAATTTTTTAAAAATATAGTTACAATAGCATTTCCTTGTAAATTTTTAAAATCAGGTAAAAATCTACTTACTCTTAACATATATTGACCATCTCCCTCAGTTGGTAAATCAAAATCTCCTGATTGTATATATGCTGGTATTGCAGTTTCTGCTCCACTTAATGCTACTTCATTATTACCTACTTCATGTGCGTAATAAGTACTAGAACCAAAAGTATTCGTTGCACCACTTATATTTGAAATTGTTGGTGTAGCAGTTGAGTTATATTCTGTTGCATAAGGTACATCATATGTACTTGCATCTGCATAAGAACTTCTAGCAAGAGACATCACTGACCATGTATTTTCTACATAATTATAAACAACAGCTCTGTTGTTTTGTACCGCAGGATTACCCAAAGGTGTACCTGCTGGATAGAACCACACAATCTCATTAAACAAAGAGTTGTGTGAGCCATATATAATTTCATTGGATGAATAGTTTATTCCTACATTTGATCCGGTGGTCGTGAATACAAAGTCTTCAACAAGTGACGGAAGTAATTTAACAGTACCATCAAATACAAAAAAACCACCACCAGCTCCCATCCAAAATACTTTACCATCTGCATATACAGTTGCGTGTTGACCAATACATCCGCAGTTAGAACCTACTTGTCTAATTGAGAAAGTAAATGGTGGACCAACAAACTGCATTGTGTATGCTGCTTGATCAGTTAAAATTAAATTATAATCTTTACCAGATACCGCTGCTACGATTTTGTTTCCGGTGTCCAGTCTAAATGTTCCAGCAGTATTTACTGAAGTCGGTTGATAAACATTATAATTTTCTTGATCACTAAATCTAATAAACATAGGATCTTGAGTTGTAGTATCTCCTATAGTAGTTTCAGTTCCAAAGTGAACAACGTGTCTATCTCTATCTGAAGTAATTGTTAATCTTGTTGCTGTTGGAGCACCTGCCATAATAGTTGCTCTTTGTTCTAATGGATTTGATACACCAGGATTCCACACAAATGTTTTACCATCTTTAATAGTTGCTATTAATTGTTCTCCAAAGTTATCAAGTGACCATGATCCAGGATCAAGAATCAAAGAAGAAGTAGTTGTTCCAGAACCCCAAGTTAATCTACTCCAGGTTCCTGTACCCCAACCATAACCATATGTTTGTATTGTCGGTCCTATTTCTTCGTAAGGATTTATAGATGCACCTCCAGCACTAGACATACCAGTTCCAGTCTCTGAAATTGCCATTGAAATTGTAAATGAATTTGCAGCTACTGTTAGTATTTCAAAAGTTAAACTTGTAAAATCTGTTGTGTTATATCTAGTAACTGTAGATTCTCTTACTGCTGTCGTATCAGCATGAGCAACCGCAGTTGTACCATTAGTTCCTCTTGTACATCCTGTTAAATCATTTACGGACTTTCCAGAATAAGTAATTATTTCATCACCAATTCTAACAGAACCTGATGATGAAAAAGAAGAGGCATCTGTAAGTGTAATAGTTGTATCACTATCTGTTATGGCACCGTTCAATGTTGTTGTTGCTCCAGGAACAGTTACTGAAGTAAAAGTAACATATTCACCAACATCCAAAGCATGACTTGTTTTATTTACTGTTACAGTTGATGATCCGTTTGTTGATGTAAATGTTGCTCCTGTAATAGCAGTTGCTAAAGGTGTTACATCATAAAATTTATCTTCATAATAAATATATAAAGCTTTAGAAGTACCAAGTGCAGCATATCTTCTTCCATCTAAATCTGTCCAAGTGTGTTGTGCACGAGTGGGTCCTGCAATTGTTTCTTGACCAATCGCTGTATAACCACCTATTTTTTCTGGTTGGCCATATCTAAATCTAACAAAATCTCCATCAATCCACTGTCCTTCTGCTCCTGATGGGGTATCTGCTTTATTTATTCCTGGTCGAATAGTTACGTTTGTTAAAGGCATAAGCCATTTTACATCATTTTAGAGCTTCATCCAAGTCGAAGGGGAAGGTATATTAT